CAACTACTATTTCTTGGTTAAATAAACAATCAAGAGATGTCGCGGAGCAGAAATTATGGGACCTAATGGTAGGCAATATCGAAGCAACAAGGAAACTAGTTGAACGTGTCAGCACCCTTGATGCTCCTCTTAGGATGGTTAGGATTAGCTCTGACATCCTGCCTGCTTATACTCACGCTGACTTTGCTGATTATTGGCGTAAACCTGACGTTGTATCATACTGCGAAAAGCACTTTGCGAGAGTGGGCGACATTGCTCGCAATAGCAATATTCGCTTGTCTATGCATCCTGGCCAATTTACAGTTTTGGCAAGTGATAACCCAGGCATTGTCGAGCGTTCGATAGCCGAGTTTGAATATCATGCAGATATGGCACGTTACATGGGCTACGGTAAATCCTTCCAGGATTTCAAAATCAACGTACACATCTCGGGTAAACAAGGTCCCGAAGGTATTAGACGTGCCTACAAGTTACTCACACCCGAGGCCCGCAACTGTATTACAATTGAGAACGAAGAAAACTCATGGGGGTTAAATGACTGTCTTACTATTACTGATTTGGTGCCTATCGTGCTTGATATACATCACCATTGGATTCGTGAAGGAGAGTACATTAACGCCAACGATGACCGTGTTAAGAGGGTTGTTGATAGCTGGCGTGGTATGCGGCCTACTTGTCACTATTCAGTTAGTCGTGAGGATTATCTTATCGACCACGACCAGTCTACCGCACCTGTTCATGCCCAGCTTATTCTAGAAGGCTACAAAAAGCAAAAGCTCAGAGCACATTCAGACTTTTACTGGAACACAGCAACGAATGAATGGGCTTTGAGCTTTTTAGGTACGCACGATATCATGTGCGAAAGCAAGGGCAAGAATCTAGCCAGCTTTGCTCTTTACAAGCAGGCTAAAGCTCTTACTCTGCTTTAGGCTTGCGAGGAGCACGTGGCTTTTTAACAGCTGGTGCTTTCTTAGCCGCAGGCTCTTTCTTAACTTTAGGGCCTTTAGCAGGTTTTCCATCAGCAATAGCAACAACTACACCAGCATCGTTTACTAGCGGTGTGCCGGCTGGAACTGGTGCAACGTCAACAACTGGTGCTGGTGCTTCTACTTTGTATTCAGCAACAGGTGCTTCTTGCTTTTTAAAGAAACTTTTGATAAATTTTAACATGGTATATTATCCTCCATGTTATTTATATCGCTAAATATTACACTATGTATAATTTTATTCGTTATGTTAGCCTAAATGAAGGAAAAACTCCTAAAACTTTAGAACAAACTAAATTGCCTTACAAACGCGATGCGTTAGAACCTAGTATCAGTGAGGATACTATCAACTACCATTATGGAAAATTATACAAAGGATATGTTGATCGGTTTAATAACGGCGAAGGCGATGCTGATTTTAATGAAGCAGGTGCGTTTTTACACGATTTATTGTTTACTCAATATCAAGAACCTGCAAGAAATAATGATCCGGACGGTTCTGCTGGCGAGTTTATAACTAGACATTTTAAAACATTTGACAAATTTATAGCTGATTTTGAAAAAGAAGCAATGAAAATACAAGGCAGTGGCTGGGTATACCTAGCTCGAGATGGTAAAATTAAAACTATCAAGAACCACGAAATTAAGATGGATATTGTTTTAATAGTTGACTGGTGGGAACATGCGTGGGCATTAGACTATCAAGCAGACAAAAAAGGCTATTTGCGTAACCAGTGGAAGATTATCAACTGGAATATTATTAGTTCTAGAATTGGGTTTACAAAGGTTATTTCAGAGAGTAAGTTTTCTAAAATTGGAAGATAAATTTATGGATATAATTTTTAAAGATCTTCATCGTACCAGATATTTTGCCAGCAATTCTTTAATTTGGGACATCGAGCTAAAGGGTTTAGATTTTGATAGTTTGACGCCTGAGCTTGCAAGAAATGACATTTGGTCTTCTGAAGGTGCTAACATGGAAGGGCGATTTAAATTTAACAATGAATCTACAATCCTAACAGATCTTTGTGCAAAATCTTTGGGTATTAAATCAAAAGTTCTCGATCATATCTATAATACTGACAATAATATTTTTAGAGAAAGATGGTTTAAAGGCATAGATTTTTATAAGAATCATACAGCGATATGTCCTGTATTGTTTAAAGATTCGCCAAATATACGCATGGGTCCTCATCTCGACAACGGACATATAGTTGCACAAATGGTTGTAAATCTAACAGACAACCAGTACGGTACTGATTTTTATAATCCTATGACTGAAGAATTGATATACACATCATCAGGCAAACGGGGGCAAGGAGTTTTATTTTTCAATAACTCATCAGCCGTGCATGGCATGCGAAACGGCAACTTTGATCGATATATTTTTTATTCAAATATAATACTTGATTAAAACTGGTCTATAGTCTTTAGACTGCTTACAGGCATGTCCCAAACACGCCTTGCTTCCACACCCTTTTCCTGGGCAAACTTTTTAGCATCACAATTACCGCACACGTGATAATAATTATTGTTTAGTCGCTTAGGATCCATATTGCCTTTATCACGTTTAAATATCCCTTGACAGCAGTCGCATTTAAAAACCAATACGGCTTTTTTGCGCATATAAGTATGGTGCTTGCCGCGCTTACTAGTGCGTACATATTGTGTTTGCTGAGATTCAATAGTTAGATACATAATTGTATTTACATTAAGGTTATAAAAAGCCTTTGATAAATATCATATCGAGGGCAATCATGATCACAATTTCTGAGTCAGCACAAGCAAAAATCAAGGACCTACTCCTTGAAGAAAATAATCCTAAATTAGCATTACGTACATTCGTCCAAGGTGGAGGCTGTAGTGGTTTCAGCTACGGTTTTACGTTTGACGAAGAAATCAATGAGGACGATTTTGAAGTTCCATTGGGTGAATTTAAAGTATTAGTAGATAGCATGAGCATGCAATATCTAACTGGTGCAGAAATAGATTATAAAGAAGACCTACAAGGTAGTTCATTCAGCATAAAGAATCCTAACGCAACTACAACTTGCGGATGCGGTTCTAGCTTTGGAGTTTAAACAATGACACAATTAATAGTTGATATTGGCGTACAAGGTAACGACGGTACAGGCGATAGTATTCGCGAAAGTTTTAGAAAAGTTAACAGTAACTTTACAGAACTATATGCCATTTTTGGAGCAGGGGGTACTATTAAATTTACTACTCTTAGCGATGCTCCTTCAAGCTACGGAAGTAGTCAAGTTATCATGTCGAATGGCACAGGTACTGCGCTTACTGCAAGAACTTTAATTGCAGGATCTGGAGTTACAATAGATACTAGTAATAACAGTTCTGTTACAGTTAGTGCTACCGCAAGCAATTTGATAAATCAATCGCTACCTAGTTTAGGAACAAGTTTAAACGCTAACTTATTCACTATTGGACGTTTAAGCGATCCTAGCGCCGCATTAGTTACACAATTTAACACAGCTTATGCTAGCATAGGTGTGCAGACTACTCTAGCTCAATTACCTGTAACCAAAGGTTATGCTGACAGCAACTATGTACAAGCTCAAAACGGTATAGTAACTAATGCGTTTAAGTCTAGATCACAACCTTCTACTCCTCAAACTAGTGATCCAGATTACAATCCATTACTAAGCAGTAACTATGTAAGTACTGAAGTTATGCAACGTAAGGATGTAGTCTATCGTGGTGGAGATACCATGACTGGAGCATTAACACTTAGCGATCATCCGGCACCTTTGTCGGGCGCAGGTACTCCTAACGGTGTTAATGACTTACAAGCGGCTACAAAATACTATGTAGATAATAATACCTATAGTAGTAATGTAAATTTGTTTGTCAGTACTACTAGTGGTGATGACAGCCAGACTAAAACTCCGGCTGGTAAACAAGGCCGTTATTGGCAATATGCTTATAAAACTATCGGTGCGGCTGCCTTGCAAGCTAGTAATTTAATCGATTTGGCTGGTATTGAGCCCGGCCCTTATAAGCAACGTATAGCTTGGACCAGTACTACAGGCCAAGCTACTCAAACATTTAGTACTATCCAAAGCATACAGTTAACCGGCGGCAATGCTAATGCGGTGGGTTATCAAGATGCGGCAGATTTACTCGAAGCTAATAAAACATTTATTCAAAATGAAACTATTGCATATTTGAACAAAAAATATGTTAATACATTTACACTAGATCAAGTTGCATATACAAATATTTTAGGTAGTATTTTAGACGGAATTGGTTATGATTTGGTGTTTAATACTACACATAACAGCTCTAGTGTGGCGGCAACTTTATTCAATACTGTTAACGCTAATATCATTACCAATCAATTGACACAATTAACTGATGGTATAAACTATGCTAAGAATATTATTTCTACTTATAGTTACAATGTATCTAACACTGAAACATATATCAGTGCAGTACTAGATGCATTAGGTTATGATTTAGTGTTTGGTAGCAACTATCAAAGTATTCAAATTGCATTAAGTTTTAACTCTTATAATACTGGATTAACTAATGCAGAAATTGTAGCTGCCTTGAGTGATATGGTTAATACTATATCACAACTGTCTAGTGTGTCAGGTTCGTCGACAATCATTGCCGCACTACAATCAAGTTTATCTGTAATAGATAATATTATTAATTATGGTACCATACCAGCTGTAAATTTTGCTTCTCAGAGCACTAGCACCACTGGACAAAATAATGCTAAGAATTTATTGCTAAACAACATTCCTTTCATTCAAGCAGAAATTGTTGCTTACTTAAAATCTAATTATCCTAATGTTATCTATAATACTACCACTTGCCAACGAGATGTAAAATATATCGTTTGGAGTTTGATTTATGATTTCATGTACGGCGGCAACAGTCAAAGCGCATATGCTGGATTACAATATTGGAGAAATAATTATTTACAAGTAGCTAGTAGTGAGCAAGCGGCCACAGTAGCATCTATCAAT